CAGCACGCTGCTTGCTGGGGTCAAAATAAACTTTCTTAAAGGCAGAGCCCGCAAGGGGTAAATAGAACAGTAATTGGTCCATTTCAGGGGTGTATTCTTGCATTACCGTGGTTATTTGGTAATTCATGAAGTCTTCTACCCTTCGTGCTTGATCCTCTGTTTCAGGTGTTTCGGCTCCCATGACACGGGTTTTTACCGGTCCTTTGCTGGGTAATAGCTCTTTAAAGGCTTGTGCTTGGAATTGCGTAACGGATTCGGCTAATAATGGGTGAGTTACACCGGATGCACCGGGGAACGGCCGATCTCGGTCCTCGTACTTGAATCCCAGTAGATCCAGTCCTTTAATGTAGGTTTCTTCCCATTCAGAACGACTGGCGTGATCGTCTTCAAAATCGCCAATCAAATCACTGGCTATCTTTCCTAGGTCTTGGTCGGATAAGTATTCCGATAAGTTGGCGTCAAACGGAGCATCCATTTGTGCGGGTTCTTCGTCCGGGAAGTAATTGACTTCGGCACTGCCGTCCTCTTCAATTTCGACAGCAATATCGCTGTCCGTGGGCATTGGTTCTTCGATCTGAACTTCTTGACCGTCTTCGACTTCCAGATCAATAAGATCCGACAACCTCTCTATGTTGGTTGGTTTATTATTTTCTGCCATTTACAGTTTAAAATACGCCTGTAAAATTATTCCCTCTAAGGGCTGCTCCTTTACCACGGCTTTTGCCTTTTCCAGCACCGGGTGTTGGTCCTTTAGAAGTTTTCTCCGTTTTTAATTTTGCGTAAGGAACGAATCCTTGGTCCTTTATCTCTTCGCCTTTTTTAGACATCTTGTGCTCCTAATAATATTCTCGTAGCCTGCGCGGATAATTATCTTGCAGATCATCGTCAGATTCTAAACCAATAAATCCACCCTGTCGATAACGCATTAAAGCTTGCGTGGTGGAGTCCACCAAATCGTCGTGATCCCCAAAAGGAAACGCGGCGCATTCTTCCACCAATTCGTCCGCCCATCTTGTGTCAGGAACGTACACCATGCCCGATTCCAACATCGGCGCAACGGCGTTTACCCTGGCAATTTTGTCCTGACCTTTGCCCGGGGAATAATTCACTACTGGGATACCGGAATGTCGTAATTCGTCGGTGAGCGGCAGACCACTGGCCTTGGCTTCAACAATCACGGTGTCAGGATCCCAATATTGATACTGTTTAAAGGCTTCGCGTTTTAATTCTGGGAAGTCCCATCGTCCTTTTTTAACGTCGAGGAGGAGAAGTGAGGGTCGCGACGAGCCCTCATCAGGGTAAAATACGCACCACGTCGTGATCGCTGAAAAGTCAGATGTTTCTTTTTTCGTGTACGCCGTGTCATACGACTGGATAACGTACTGCATTTGCGGTACTTCTTCCTTGTCCCATTTTTTCCACCATTCCCGCTTGAGTATAGCACCTTCTTCAGACGTCGGATTTTGCATCCACTGGGCTTCCCATTTGCTAACGGGAATGGAGGCTTTTACCCCTTCCAGCTCTTCCAGCTTCCAATATTCAGGCCACAGGGGTTTGTGTGTTTCAGGAAAAATAGCCGGGAATTCCACCACTTCCCATTGGTCGGCGTGTTCTTCTACCTGTCGGCTGAGTAATCTGCCTGTTAAGTCCTTGGTCGACCATCGCGTCATCACAATGACAATCGCCCCGCCCGGTTGCAGTCTTTGTCTGGGTCCAGACGAATAGTAGTCCCACGCATTGTCCAAGGCCGTCAATGAAAGCGCGTCTTGCTCTGAGTGAATATCATCCAGCACCAATAAATCCGCACCACGGCCTGTAACCGCTCCGCCTATACCGGAATAGAACGCTTCGCCACCGGCGTTGGTTTCCCAACGACCCGCTGATTTACTGTCCGCTTTCAATTTGACGCCCGGAAAGACTTTTTGATATTCGGGGGAGTCTATTAGATCCCTTACTTTTCTACCGAAACGAAAGGCCAGTTCGGCGGTGTGCGTTATTTGCATGACCTTCAACTTAGGATTACGGCCCAAGACCCACGAAGGAAAGAACGTTGACGCGAATTCTGATTTGGTGTGACGAGGTGGCATGTTAACAATCAGACGTTTAAGTTCTCCACGCGCCACTCGTTCGAGCTTTTCTGCAAATATTTTGTGGTGCTCCCCCTGCACAAAGTCTGGCCACATGTGATTGATGTAGCGAATAAAGTCCTCACGACCTTCGCGTTGCAGGGTCTTGGCGTTTAGTGCTTCGGTTAGTTCCAGCAGTTCTTTGGTGGCGTCCGGGTATTTATCCGCTAACTGCTCTATGTTTATATCAAACTCTGGGGCCAGATTTTTTGAAATTTTAAAATTTTTTTGGGCCATATCGTTTTTGGATAATTACATATTGAATTGCCAGAACGTTTTTGTCAAAGTTTTTGATATCTCTCTCCCTGTCTGTTTCTTTCTCTTTAGAAGAAGTAGTGACTTGCGTCACCCAAGGGGGTTCCCCCCTTCTTTATCTATCTATTACAGATGGATGGGCCACAAGAAACAAGAACAAGAACAAGAAGAAGACATAAGAAGGTAATGGATGCGTAGCATACTTACAAGAATCTAACCTCCTTCACTCGTTCCGCTTCGCTACTCTCCTTCGGAGGGGCGAAAAAAATTTTTTTCGGGGCGAATAATCAAAAAGGCCGGCTCCTCCTATGGCCGGCCCATCGTCATTGTTCTCAAGGATTAATCTTTGCCGGCCTCCATTACGTGGTCGAACAGTTCCATGAAGTTATCCATTAATACTGGGCCCGATCCTTTGATGTCAAAGTACTTCTTAATGTCAGTAACTTTCCAGTGTCGGTTGGCTTTCATCTTGTGTTTAGTCCACATAGTTAAATCACGTTTAGTACAGATGAAATTCCAAATGGCTATTGGCATATCTTTGCCATTGTAATTAATAACTTTGGAATCATCTTGTAGGTCAACGAACCAAGGCGCATCTTCTCTAATGATAATCATCTTAGTTCCTCCAATGTTTTGGCTGTTTGTCTTTCATCTAAGTAGTCCAGAATTGCATCCAGTACATTAATGTAAAGCATGTGAAAGGTGGCCCCGATACAAAAGCCAAGCAGTAAGACTATTAATAAGTCCCCGATTCGGCTGTCTACTGGGATAACGTAAATGAATACGTAAGCACTGACGCAAGCAATACTGAAAAGCATCGTTGCTGTTATTGTTATAAATTTGTCCATGTTATTCCTCCCCTCTTACTTCTTCAAGCGCGTCTATCAGTTCGTTAAAACTTCTATGTACTCTTAAAGCTGTATCATCATCTTTAATAGCTTTATCAATAGGGCTACTAATCTTTGTTAATAAATCTACAGCTTCATCTAATATTTCACTGTCTGATTTAACTATATAATCAAACTCTAAGTCCATAGGCCAGTAAGCTTCTTTGATTACTGCTATCTTGATCTCTTTTAATTTGTCCATGTTATTCCTCCTTAAGAATGTTGTTAATTGAACACCTACAATTTTACTCTTTTTATAAGACAATGCAAGATAATTCACATATTTCTTTTCATTCGTGTAAAGTGGCCCAGTCATTAATAATTATATAGGAGGAAGGATGACTAAAATTACTATAGAAATAGATATTAACACCAAGGGAATGGAATGGTGTGACGTAGGAAATGAGCCATGTTATGGAGACGTTGAAAGATATATCCGTAAACAAATTAATACAGGCGATTTTTGTTATAGTGTAAAAGAGGAATAACCAACAACCAGGGCCACCTAATAAGTGGCCCTTTTTATTATGCGTCAAAAATTTTTAACCAGTATAAATTTTTCAAGAATAGATATATATGTTTGACGAAATAGCCACACGCCCGCGAGGGGGTAAAACGCACGAAAAATGCTCCGAAAGGCAGATAAATCGATGGCCCGAAATGAGGAACCTGAGGGTCAGACCTCCCCAGTAGGAAGGAAGAAGTGTCGGAACAATAGACACACGCAAGCGACACGCACAAAAAAGCCGGACACATGATCCGGCTTTCTTTTGGGGTGGGTATTAAACTAAACTTCCTCCAACAATCGTTTAGTAGCGTTTATCTTTCCGTTTGTTCCGCGCCACTCTCTGTAATGTTTATCCGTCCAACCTCTGTAAAGACCGGCAAGGAATGACACTCTGTTTCTTTTTGCAACATTGGTAGTTAGACCTATGTGACTGGCAACATCTTCTATTGTAAAGACAGTGGGTATGTCGTAGATAAGATTAGAGAGCGTTACTCTGGAATAAAATTCCTCGTAATTCTTTTTAGTTATGCCAGGCATTCCAACCGCCATGCACATAAAGATAATGGCTTCACTTTTTTCGCGATCTGCTTTGTCGCTTACCTGCGTTAGATTGTAATTTAAGCTCATTTGTAAACCTCCCCTTTACTGTTAGCAAAGTTGGTGTTCATGTCTTCTAGCTCTCCGTACTTAACCAGTAACGGTGCTACGCCTTCAAAGGCTGTAAAGAACCGTTGCATGTTTGCGTAATCGCATTTGCTCATGGCTTTGTGCAACAGATGAATGGCTTTGGCTAGATCTCCGCATCTGGTGTCCGTGATCCCTAGCTCTTTATAAAGATAAGCTCTGGTGTAACCCAGTCTTTCTTCATCATTGATGTAAGGCAAGTCAGTATGCTCGCATGTTATTAAAGCTGTATCGTATAAACTCATGGTATTCCTCCTAAGAATGTTGTTAATGAGGATTTTATATTACGTTATTTTATGGGATAAGTAAAGATATATTGCATTTATTATTTAACTCTATATTATGCCAATCTTATGTTTATTCAAGCATTCAGTTTCCGACCAGTAGGGCTTCCTCCTAAGTTGTGCCTTACTGGTCACTTTTCAAAAATTCTTTTTTAGTCCAGTCCGGACAGATATATATATTTGACGAAATAGCCACACGCTCTTCGTCATAAACACGCGGTTAATTGTTCTTGAACCAACGACCAATCGACAGGCGAACCGAAAGACAACAGAGGAAGGACGACCAGACCATTCTCCGCAAGCGCGCGCACTTGGTCAGGCGCGTACAGGTATAGCTCAGATTTTCGGGGGTGCTTCTGGAAGGCACGCTTGACC